AAAGTTAATACAATCCAGCTGTAAAATAGCTCGGGTTATTGGTCACTAAATCTGGTGTACTTTCGTCCGGAATCCGTGGTGTACTTTTGTCGGAATATTCATCGTTCTCTGCTGGTCACGAAGAGACTTCAATAAGTCCTCCATTTCCGATAAAGAAAGGATTGTATTTTTTAAGTCCTTGTTATCGGTTTGAGGTTTTATTTTGTTCTTGTTGACATTTTGAATATCATCATTTAGGTCTTCAACTACTTTCCCAATATTTTTAACTTCGTCAACATTGGAAGAGGGTTGTATAATTGTCTCATTTAAGTCTTTTATTGCCTTGGTCGTTTGCTCAATCTCCATATTGACCTGTGCCAATGCATCGCCACTGACCTTTAACTTAACTTCTTGAAGAGCATCAAGTTTTTTCTCTAATTCCTGAACTTTCTTTTCCGCTTCTGCTACATCGACAGATACACCAAGTAAAATCTCTTCTTTATTATTGTTATTACCTTTAATAGCCATATATTTTTTAGATAAATATTGGCTTGGTGGCAAAGGGCGGAAAACAAAAAAGGCTACCCTATTGGATAGCCCTCATTTACATACTCTGGTAAATATATGTAGGGTACTTGTATGAACAAATATATATTAAATCGTAATCTTCTGCAATTTGCACTTTGATAGTAAAGTATTATTGTTATAATTTACCTCTAACAACTTGAAATAAGCGTTACCATCTTCATTTTCAATATATATAGGCTTTGTAAAATCCAACGCTTCAATATCTTCTTTAGTTAGATATATTTCAACTTCCAAAATGGTCAAATTATTATCTGTCAACTCCTTTATCCTATTGGTGTAGTACAGATTGAATAATGATTTAGACTTATTTATTGCTGTATAATCATAAGTCATCAAGTTATACGGAATATCGAATAATAACATCCCCTCAAAAGCATCCAATGTATTAAATGACAACATACTACAATAGTTATATGAGGGTCTATAACCTATTAGCGTATCACCGTTTTTAATTTCGTACGAAGGGGAAACAGGTTTTAATCCATTGTTGTACAAAATCCGAATGTTAGATTTAAAAGGCTTTTTCTCTCCCATCAAAGAATCTGATTCGTATAAAATCGGAAGATTTTTTAAGTCCTTTGAATGGGATAGGTTTTGAGTTGGTGAAAATATTAATTCTACTGCGTTATCATCTTCTGTACCATTTTCATTCAACACCATATAATCACCGTAATTCGATTTGTATGTACTCGAATAGTAATCATTCATCATATCTGAATCTTCTACAAATTTGAATGAGTAACTTTTTGGAAGGTTAATATTTGTTGAGAATTTAGCTTTGTTCCACTCAATTTTATCACTCCAATCAACAGAATTTGAGGGATTTAAAGTGATAATGTTCTTATAAAAATCGTTGTAAGTAGAAAATATAAAACGGTTGGGAATGTCTTTATCTTGGTATAAATACAGGTTGAACATTTGCATCACCGACTTTAGAAAATCGACAATCTTTATATCCTTTGGAATGTAATTAAAGACATCAATAGTATCATTATAATTAACACTTATTTCCGTTGTTGTATTTTCTTTTCCCACCTGTATAGCAATATTATCAAACTCGATTCCTGTTTCATTTTTTGTATCCTTTGCGCTTTGGTCCTCCCGAAAAAATACAAACGCAAATTCCCCTTGAAGATTATCGACCTGCAAATCGAATTCCATGCTGAATTCCTGACTTATATTAATATCAGTCTTTTGCACCTTAGTGTAATGCTTTAATTGCCCCTGTTCTAGCTTGTTCGTCCCTGCCACATCAGCAAGCCCAACCATCCAAGTACCTATTGTGCCCACTGGCATCAATAAACGAAAACGCAAATAGAGTGTACAATTGATGTATTTATCTCTTGGTCGCAATGTTGGCATTGACAATTGTGTTACTCCGCCCCCACCGCTAGATTCCCAAAGCTTAAAATTTGTCTTTGTCGAAGTAATCCAAAAATCATCAACACTCGAATTAATTTGACTTGCAACACCGTTAATCGTCTGCAAATTAAGATTATTACCTGACTGTGCAGGTGTAGACATAAGTATTTTTGTAATTATACCTTCTTCGCTACGTGTAAAGTTTTCAAAATTATTGGGAATGAATATTTTATTGATAATGCTTTCAATTTTTGACAAATCGACCGTATTATTATTCAATAGCGTGTTATCTTCCTTTTTTTGAGTGTAAACTTGTTTAGTATCATCGAATCTAAACCCCTTAAAAATAGCATTTAAATAGCTTTTCAAATAAAATGCAGGTCTAAAATTGTTAAATTCAAAATTATTGTCATAAGGGTCAAAATTACCTGTTCGATAGTCAATTCCGTAATCTAGCATCGGGAAAATATACGGTGATGTTGTACTCGTCCAAGTCGGAGTTATATAAGTGTAGTTATAAAGCGTGGTTTGGGATAAGCTATCTAATTCATGCAGATAACGGTCTTTTATATTCAACATCAAGCTAACAACCTCACCTGTTATTACTGCATTGTATTCGGTCTTATTGAAGTCTAGTATTTGCAATTTACCTTTCAACAGTTGGGTATTATCTTCGAACAATTGGCAATTGACAAATTGATTAGGGGTAAAGTTATGCCCTAATTGTTGTGTGTATTGCGGTGACGAAAATGTTGAAATATCGTATAGATTTCCCAATGCGATGTTATTGTTTTTTGTTCGCAATAACTTAATGTCGTATGTTATCGTATCATTTCGCTTTGTTATGTCTTGAAGGTTTTCAAGTGCAAAAATAGTTGAAGTGTTGAACGTATCAATGTCAAGCTCAAAAACTTCGCTATCGTCGTCCGACATTATATATAGATTGTACTTTTTAGCCATTATATTTTTCTGATAAATATTGGCTTTGGTAACATGGTCGGCTATTGATGAAATACTAAAATAATTAGTATTTTTATCGAATGGATACTTTAGAATTTACTTATAAGAATAAGTCATACAACGTAATGGTTGAGGTTGTAGATGAAGGGAAAACTGTAATCGATTATATCGTATTCGGCAAGAATAATGCAAAATTCCTTTTTCAACAACAATATCATCTTTGGCGGTTGGTTGAGGGTAAATTGAATAAGGAATTGGAAATAGTAATTATTGATGCTTTAATACATAAATACGAATCAAAAATGGTTTGTCTTGCCTATCATGGTGATAAACGAGAAGTAATTACAGTGTCAGACCTTAATTATACAGGCCAAAAGTACGCCTATAGTTTTATGGCTAATAATAGTGATATGGGTAGCCTATATTATTGTGAAAATCAAGGTTGGGTAAATAACTTAACGCTCAAATTTTCAGCTCAATGGTTCACGGCTGCTGACTTGCATATTGTCATTGAAATGCTTGAAAATAACCAAATTCTGTGGGTAAAGCCCTTTAACAAAAAAACACCCTAGCGGAGGGGATAGCTAGAGTGTAATTACCTATGATTTGAAAAACATATTAATAACAATCAGAAATTGATAATGTTTTTATAACAAAAAACCCCTTACACATCCACATGTAAGGGGCATCCATTAATAAACTAAATTATGAGAAACATTAAATTCCCTTTTTATATATTAAATATACAAAAAAATAAATAATAAAAAACCCCTCGCATCCCGAAATATACGAAGGGCTAAAACTTTATTTTTATGAAAGAGTATGAATTTACAAATTATATTTCATAATTAGACCAATCAATTGAATCTTTTATTGTCCAGTACTCACATAATGTATCATTTATATGCTTTATTATTGAATTATAAAATCCTTTTATCTCTTCAACCGTTTCAAATTCATGATAAACAGGGTTCAATACCTCGCCTAATTTGATTCTTATCGGGAAAATATCATCATTCAACATCGCATAATCATATATCATCTTGTAATTCTGCTGATTTTCAAGCGATAACCATACGGTTTCATCGTTAAATTTCAGTCCTGATTGAATAAAATCATTGCACATCTTATTATAATGCGCAATAACGTATTCTTTTATTTCATCTTCTGTTGGTTTATGGTCAAATTCTTCTTCCATATATTCAATTATACCATCTTCGTTAGGGTCAAGTTTCACCCTTACCTTCCATAATTGGTGGTAAGGGTTCACTTGCTCTATTAATGGCGTATATTCTGTACCTTGTATTTTTCTCATTTTTAAGCTATTTCATTTGCGTTGATGAATGTTGTGACATTCTCTGTTATAATGATGTTGCCACCTTTAAACATTAATCTTGTAGTAACAGTGCTGATATTCTGTGTTGAGTTGTATATACCAACAAGTGCTGTGATACCTGCATCCACTCTACTCTGCCCACTTTGTCCACCACGGTTGAATACACTACCTACTGTGTTACCTGTACCGACATTAATTGTATCACAATAATGAGTACTGTCGGTTGCTCCTGTTGTACTTCCACATGGGTAAATATCCATATACTTGCCAAAGTGTACACCTTGCATATAGTTACCATTTTGCGCCCTGTAGCCTTGCAAGTAGCGTGTTACTTTATCGCTATTTTCAACTGCAACAGTATAGTTACCTGCCGTGATTATGCCTGAAATCCATTCATTCACTCCACCATAAAGGTCTTCATAACCCATACAATTAATTTCATTATTCACAATCTTAGATGTTGTACCATCACTATTTTTTACTGAAAAAACGCAATACTCTAAGTTACCGCTTGCTGTATTAACCGCTGAATCATTCATTCCGAATCGAATCGTTGAACCTGTACCGCTACGTGTAAAGGAGTTTTGACCATATCCGCATTGCAATTGACTATTACGATTTCCATATTTTGCGTAAAACAAATTGGTTATGTTTTTCATCTCTTCGTAATCAGGTAATTGTAATTTTCTACCTAAATCCCCAACATAATTAGTATATGTTTCAAAAGTCAAATTACTAACAACTTGCTTCATTGAAGGGAATGATTTTAATATAGTTTCACCCTGTGCATCAATAAAATAACTAACATCAAAAGCACTGACTAATGCTTCTTTATGCTCTATCCAATCGGGTTCAACATCGTAAATACTTGTAGAATCAGTTAACACAACTTTGTCAAATGTGTCTGTCGTTGTAAATGTAATAAATACCCATTTCGCATTCGTTGGAATATCCATGACATAATACATACCGTTTGTGAACATCACATTTAATCCACTTATTTTTAACCCTGTACCTAAGACTTGGCTGGTTAACTCTGCTCCTGTTGCAACAATTGCACTGATAATTGTATCGCTTGTTATAGCAGGAAAACGAATTTGTTTGTAACCTTCAACATTCATCCCATACACAAAATAACCGCTTTGAGGATTTAAAAAGTCATTTAATGTACTGTATTGAGTAGTATTATAAAGCCTAGTATTTTCTCTGTATGATACAGCAATTGGTGCATTTTCCCTACCTGCAACAGTTGTAAATGTTTCTTTTAGTAATATCAACGTCTTTCCATCGTATTTTTTTGGCTTTTCAGCATTTGAAGAATAACAAGCGTAATTTGCATTGTTTTTATAATCGTTCACGCCCTTATACCAATAATGTGGTTCATATACATACACGTCACCATGCGCCCCTGTCTGATAAGCTGTTGCATCCTGCTTGTTTTTAAAGAGTCTGGAATCATTGTTATCTAGTGGAGTAATTAGCATATTACCTAATGATGTCTGTTTACCTAAGCATCTGAAACGCTTATCTAAAATCTTGGTGACGTGACCATTGGCAATGTATTCTGTCCCTGTACTGTAACCTGTATTATTATCAATATTGGTGATATTTTTTGGGTCAGCAACGTTGGTATTGAATTTCACAACTGACATATTCGGTTGAGATATTGACAACTCAGGAAAATGTTCAACCAATTGGTTATATAGCGAATCGCTTACGAATTTTGTCAACTGATAAGTACCAACTAAGCTACATGTAGTTGTTAATGTTCCATTTTCAGTTACCCCACCCACATTCATAAATTGCAATAACCAATCCGCTGTACCTGTTTTTTTAATGCCTGTTGCACGAAGATTTTTAACCGTTGTTGACATCGTGTTATACAATGTTTCCCAGTTGATTAATGGGCAATTATCATATATCAAAGTCTCAACATTCACCCCATCAGGAAACGCAATATTTGAATTTGAAATCTTGTTGAAATTTGTCAATTTCAAAGTCTTCAAATTCTTTGGCAATGTTAACTTAGCTATTGGTGAACCGTTAGGTAAAGCTATTGATGTCAATGTATTACATCCAAGTGCATTCAACTCTTCAAGCCTATTACAAGCTGATAAATCAATTGAAGGTATCAAGGAATAATTACGCATGTCAAGGAATTTAAGCATTGGCATCTTATCCGCAATTACCAATTCAGTTAATGAATACGTTTTACCACTAGCACCACCTAATATAAGTGACTCCAATACAGGCAAATTAGGTAAATTCAAATCTGTAAAGCCACCCCATTCTGACATATTAAGCTTTGACATAAATACGCCGCCATACAGGTGGAAAATAGTACCTATGTTAGCTGTCTGCGGATAACTGTACGCCCATTCAACATTTTTCAGCACTTTGGTATGTGTCATAATTGTTGATTCCCTACGTACTTGGAAATAGAAATCCCTGTTTGCTGTTGCTTTGATTGTTGCACCTGCGTTACTGTAGCCTTTCCAAGCAATATCGGTCAGGGTAAATTGTCCTGTACTGTATTTAGCATCGAAAAGATTTAGACGATTAGTCAACCACCAATGACGGTGCGATTTACGGCTACCTTGGGATGCTTCCAAATAAGAATATTTCAAATTAGTTACAACACCACCGACATTAACGTCAACACCCAATGTTTTTGGTTTCACATACTTGTATTGCGCATCGATATTGTAGACACGTTCAACATATTTATCAGACTGTTCTTTATCAAACATATTGAAAATATAGTCATTAGTCATCTTGGTTCTGATACGTTGATATGCTTCTTGAAGCTCTGTTTGAAATTCCGTTCTAAGATTCTTCCACAATACAGAATTGTGACCTGCAAAGGCATATACAGTATTACCACCAATTGATAATTCAGGGTCGGTCGAATCTTCATCAATATCGAATCCATATTTTAAACGGCCGTCATTACGCACACCAAGTATGGTATCATTATCATAGAAAATAAAATAACCTAACATTTTATCCTTTGCTGTGTCGTACCAAAAAGCAAGCATTTGGTTCTTTACTCTTTGGTCAACTGCTCCCATCAAATCAGTGAATACATAATAGTCACATAAATAACTTACATCAGCATAGTCTTTTAATTCAGCTTTGAATTTACTTGTATTGGTTTGAGTCGATTTAACCCATTTTACAAAGCGTTCTAAATAATAAGGCTTCTTTGTACCATCAGCGTAGGTATCTTGGTTGTCAGGGAAACGAGCTTCAAAAACACGTGTCCAATTCGGTATTTGCTTACCATCAACATCAACCATTGCATTGAAATCGTCATCCAAATAGCTTCCCATTGGATAATCATTATTTAGGAATTCCCAACATTCTGTAGGGTTTTTACCGCCAAATTTTGTCTGTATCCAATTTGTAGGCGTTACACCATCAGCTTCAACGTGGTAATTAGGAATGTTAAGGAAACCAAAAACATCTTCTGTACCCTTATCGTTATTCATGTTGTATTTACCCAAAAATTTAGGGACGTCATTAACAGTCGCTCTATAGAATAAATAACATGGCTCACCGTCAACTGTGGTACGTACATCGTATTTATAATCATTTGGCACTGCTTTTTGTGGTGGTGTCTTTTCCCCGATAGAGGTCAAAGTGTTATGTACAAGTCTTGCCATACCTGTATTGTGCGAGCTTGAAGATTCTGCAAAATCAGCTTTTAAACACCACAAATTAACTGGAGCAGGCACTTTACCTGAATCAGATTTAACTTTAAATGAGAATAATGCTTTATCCTGTAATACCCCTCCGTTTCCTTGAGCATCGCAACCTAAGTAAAATTCACCATCAACTTTTTGTGAATTCTTTAGTGTGATTTTGTAATTCTTAATTGGGTATGCAAGCGAGCTGGTACCTTGTAGTTGGATAGAGCCACCTATCAATTTGAAATTTAATTGTGGTTCAGACTTCTTTATATGTAAAATCTCGGTAACATTGTACTTGGTTTTTTTGTTATTATTGACCGCTGCTTGCAACACTGTTGGAACTCCGTTAGCTTCAACCCCTGTGATAATGACATATCTCATATCTTTGGCGATTGAATCAACTGTAATATCTCCATTGTTGTCAATTATCGCATTCGCATTGTATTTGTCAACAATTTCTGTTACACTATCTAAATCAACAATTGATAAATCCAAAACCTCGCTATCATTCAAATAACGGTTATACAATCTAGTGTTGTATATATCCAATGATGCACCATTGGCACCAAAAATTAATGTTGTTGGTGTAGCTTGGTATATTGAATCTGTATTTGCTTTTTGTACTGCTCCTGATAATATACCATTAATGTATAAGTACAACATTGAATCATTTAGCTTTTCATGGTCGGATGAATCATTATTACTTAATGGATAAGATACAAAAGCCACATTATATACTTCACCGCTAGCTAACTTCATCGATACCGTTGCTTTACCTTTGGTTACCATTTTAGCTTCATTCGTGGTTATCACAAAACCTGTACCTTCACTGTCAACACATTTAATTACTTGTGCATCATCATTGGTTACTTCTGATACTTTGAATTTCACTTGATAAGTAAAGGAGTTATTAACGATTGAATTGCTCGCTGATAACACATTGTAATTAACTGTGGCTCTACCATCATCCGATAAGCGCAAAGCGTTGTTCATCCACCCGTCACCACCAAATTTTACGTTGGTTAATGTCGCTGTAACGTTATTGACTGTACTATTCCAGACTCCTTTATTTACATCGTTATTTGATTTACCGCTTGCAGTAAATTTGAACGCTAAATTGTCGGTTGGCTCTTGAAGATTAACATTGGATGATTGAATATCAATGTCGAAATTATATGTTTTCGAGCCTGTAACGATACGGCCTGAAAACTCCCCACTTGTTAATGTCTTATATACTGTCTTTTGTTGACTGAATCCAACGTTAGCACTTGCAATTACATTGCTATCAATATATACATTGACTAATTTTGTAGGCTTTAAAGGGTCAAATACAGCATAATTAATAGTAAATTCCTCAAATTGTTTCGCAACAATAACAGGTTTTTGACCTGCTTCGATGATTCTACCATCAACATAGGTATATTTTGAAGCAATGACAGGTGTATTGTTGTTCGCTTCACGAATAATCAAATCATAATAAATCGAATTTGATAAAATAGTAGAGCTTACAACGTCCAATTCCGCAACAATTTGAACTGATATATTGCCGTGGCTATATGATGTAGTAGGAATTTGCACCGTACCTGTTGCAGTACTCTGTGTTATTGTTCTTGTTTCGTATAATGAGCTGTTGACATAAGTTTTTAATGTCTTATTTCCTGCTCCTTGCAATGAAAATGGAACATAAATAGGTGTACCTTTATCAAAAGTCTGTGCATAATCTAATGAGGAATTCAACACCAAGTTAACCACTAATATTGTGTATGTAATTGTAGCTACCTGCACTCTATCACCCGTGTTTACTTCTGCACGAATACGAATTAAGTTGTTACCCAATTGCAATAATTCTGTACAGTCAATATTGTTTATTGTACCTGCATTTACTACTGATTCCCTTGTCACACTATTTGCCCCTGCTGTAACTGTCGCAACGATTGTTGCAGGGTTACCCGTACTTTCGTTGGTAGTTGTGTCTAGATGGTCATATTGATACTGTAGAATAACTTCATCACCTTTTTTGATAGTGGAGTTTTGCGACAATTTTGTCAACACGATTTTAGTTGTGGTTACTTCACCACTACCACCGCCACCGCTAAATTCCTCGGTTGTCGACAATATATCACCATTCTCATTTAATAATGAAATTGAATATACTTTATCATCCCCATCACCAATGGTTGACAATGATAATTGAGTACCGTATTTACTATCTAATTCGTTAAAAGCACTTGCAACAGCACTAGAGCTAACAGGGTCTGTACTTGCAGGATTGATTGTTTGTTCTACATTTTGCACTACTTGAATATTAACGTTACCGTTAACATCAGGCTCTACAGATGAATTATTTAATGAAATGCTTTGTACTGGTGCATCAGGAATTTGTATCGATACTTTACCGTTTGCATCAGGTGCAACATTTTCACCGTTGACATCAATACTTTGAATTGGTGCAGATGGGATTGTAATTGCTACATTTCCATCATTATCAGGTGCAACATCATTACCATTAACGGACACACTTTGTACAGGTGCCAATGGTACAATAACTTCTTTATATTCCCCTTTTTCATTGAGGAATTTATTTCCGTCACCTGTAGCTTCAACTTTGATTTTAGAAACTTTATCTTTTTCAGTTGTTGTATAATCGTTGCTTGAAAGTCCTTTCCCTGCGACCTTATCAACCTTGGTATTAAGTCCTGAATTGATTGTAGCATCCAATTGTGTTTTACTTGGTAAGCCTTGAAGCTTGGTTATTTCAGTATCAAGCACTAAGCTTTTGTTATTCTCTTTATCGACTTTGTTCTTTGTGATTTCTCCTACCTCGATGAAATAAGGGTCACCACTAACAGCATCAGCACCCAATATTTTATCGTTTGCATTTACTTGTGTTTTTTTCGTGAAATCTTTAGGAAACTGTTTTTTATTCGCCATTTTTTTTAACTTCTTTCAGATAAATATTGGCTTTGTCTATATCTGTAATGGGAATATATAGATAGATGGGGTATTATTTTTTAATCTACAAATAATCGATTATAGAATGAATATTTGACTTCATTAGATGCCATAGGATGCAATAACTTTTAGCATTAATATCAATAGTTCAAAACCACTTATAATGTATTACAGGGGCTTATATGGCTTAAAATCTTTGTTATTTTTTAATTCACAAAAAAAGCCCCAATTAAGGGGCTAAAAGTAGTATGTAAAAAAAGAATTAGTATTTTAATGTTACGCTATTCAGCCAATTATCGATGACAAAATCACCACTATTAACGGCTAAATATAATGCTGAATCAGGGTTATTGTTCAAATCAATATCATTGGCATTGATAACCGTTTCTAGTTTTTGGATTGAGAAGGGTGCAGAATACTGTAGGTCTAACCGATTCCGTTTAAATCCGTTCACATGCTGTTGCAGTACCTTATATGTTTTGTTGTCAACGGTAACTTCTACCAAAAAATCATCTACACCCACATATACCTTATTTGCTGTTATTATCTCTTTAGCTAGATTGCTTTCGTAATCATCTAAATAATTAGACGATGCAGTATAACTATATGTGTTGTTATTGCTTATTACATCTTTATTGCTGAAGAATTTACCATCCTGTGAATACGTGTTATTCCTGCTGATTGGTCGATTGATATAAGTCTTTGCTGTGGTCAATGTCTCAATACTGTTGTTGACAATAATCGAATCCCATCCACCAAGCACATTTTTAAAGATGATATTTCGCTCCCTCAATTGACAAGATTCTGTCATAGTATATATTCGGCTCTCGCTGACTTCATTGTCCGACGCATCCAATATAACCACCTTATATGTATGGGTAATATTTACCTCATCATTGTTTTTGATTAATGGATGGGATAGTATTGCCAAAGGTGATACATTGAGACTGATTACATTTTCCGATGCTTGCCGTGTTATTGGTATCGATACATCAAGCAATAAATCGTTATCGCTATCGTAAAGACTTACTTTAAGCTTCTGTCCGTGTCGATTTAAATCAAAGATTTTTAAAAACTCCTTTTGCTGTGTAGTTATATTCTTTACCTGTTGTTGGTTGGTCAAGAATTTTGCTTTGGGGTCTGTATTGCTTGGACCTTTGTACGGTTGAATGTTGTATTTATTACTATCATAACCAAAGAAGTCTATAACATTTTCTTCACTTTCAAAAAAATAGTTGCTGTATTCATTCGTTACATCTCCTGCTGTTATGTTACCTGTTGCAGGGTCAAGTATATATTCCTGTATACTTACATTGTATTCGGGTAGATAACTTAAGGTAATCACCTCATTACTGTTATTCAATATCGATTCCGCTAAGTTCTTCAGAACGTTAGAGACATCCACCGATAGGACATTAGTCAATGGCTTTTGAAATACTTTTTTCTTTGCTATAATATCGGTGCTTTGTGCCTTAGTCATCGTTAAAACACAATAGATTAGGTTATTGTTATCGCTGGAAAACATCCAAGTGTTTAGATTCCCATTAGGGGAAATTGTATGTGGTTTCTTTATTATTGTTATTGGCATTATTATTTCTTTTTTTGGACATTATCACCGTATTTATTGAATATGCGGAATTTGATTTGGTCACCTAAATTCTGTTGAATGCGTGTATTAAGTTCATTCTTCAACCAATCTACATTCGAATCCCAATAGCCTTTGCCTTGAAATCCCTTTTTGTAAATATGGCTTCTTATAGCGTATGCTAATTGTGTTTTCTTTTCATCGTCGGTCATATCGTCAAATGCACTATCTTTAAAAAATTTTCCATTATTGGCAGATATTAGTTGTCTGTTTTCTATCCATTCGAGAATTGGTGCAACAGGTGGCTTATATTGTCCGTAACTGTGTACACTACCATTATTTTGTTCGGTACCATTGACACCCCTACTTTGATATATAATATGTTGAAGCCCTAATATTTCAACCTCATTCATATTGTTGACTTTGATTGAAAGCTCTTCAATACTACCTGTAACTAGAAAATCATTGATACTATTAATTTCCGTTTTAACACGTTCTATAAACTCCGCAACAATCTGCTCCAACACATTCATATTAAATGAAAACGCCCCTTTATCTTCTCCGACTGTTGCAACAAGGTTATCTATTAAGTTGTTGAATTGTGCCTTTTTACTTGCTTGCTTTAGACTCTTTGCCATAGTTATTTCTTTAGAATATTTACTTTGTCTTTGAGCAATGAGCTATATACAAATACATCAACTGCATACATTTTCATCCCTTCAAGCATCGTTATAAATAGGTATTCGGATACGTTATGAAGCAATTCAAAGTACCCCCATCTTTTATAAAATTCCTTCTTCAAATACATTTGATTTGCTTCTATCGCCCCTTGTGGCTCTTCTTCAACTTCTCCGTCAAAGAGATTTCCAAAGCTTCCAAATAGGTCTTCAACTGCTTTTCGAGAACAAAAAAAAACCTGTTAGCTTCTGCCATATTCATATTATCCTCTATGTTATCGATAGGTTCTTTCAATAAAATATTAATCATTTCACCCCAATTGCTAATATTATTTTGTTCCTGCAAATTCATGTATTTTAATAGGTCTTCGAAAATGATTTCATCAAACCCTTTAATTAAGCTTTCATCAATGTCTGCTGTTTGGTTTGATTCGTCATTTTCGAATGCATTAAAACGTTCAGCTATTTTAAAATAATCAACCTGTTGGAATCCTTCAACATCATAAAGCTGTACACCTGTGAAGGTGAAGAAATATATGTCTAGCATATTACGGTATACCTTTTCAAAGTCATCAACACCGCCTAATTGCTCAATCAAATTCCTGAATGTTATATATTGCTTTAGCGTTACATCAGCCCATTTTAAGGGTAGCTTATCAATTAATTCTTCTTTCTTTACCATCACTATTTTTCCATAAATATTGGCTTACCAACCGTACTTGGCTAAAGGATTGCCATTAACTAAATGTTGAACATCAGGAAGGAATTTATTACATAGTGCCAAACTAACAACCGTATCATCATGACAACCATTAATAGCATTATATGTTACATGCCCCCCTTTGCCAAGCTTGTATTCAAACGTTGATAATTCATTTGCTGTAATCTCGTTGAATTTTAACTTATCCTTTTCTAGTGCTAGAATCAATTCCTTAATAAGTTGTGGTTTGCTCTGAGCCGTAAAGGTGAAGCCAATAAGATTTAAAATGCCTTGATTTATCAAATTATCATAGACAACTTTACCAACTCCTGTAATATCCATTACTTTCATAATCCCCTGTGGTAAAGCCTTTATTTTCTCTTCAACAATAACCCAATCGTTTGATTGAAAATGTATGTGGTCGGTCATTTTTCCCGATGCTGACATGAATGAGATTGATGTAAAGTCGGTGGTTGATGCAACGTCAATACCTATTATTGCTGTCGGCTCCGTGCTATACTCTGTTAATGTATTTCGTGTTATTACATCGAGCGATACGATACCATTTTTATTACTTCCTGCAACGGCCAAATATTCTTGGTTGAATGATTCCGATGGTAAATCAGCTTTTGCGTTGTCTATCTCCTGTGGGTCAATATGTGGATTATCATAAGTAGTAAATTGAAAATTCCTCCAATCTCCATTATCATTAGCTTTCTTTGTTAACTCAAAAAAATAATCCTTTCCCCTTGGTGTTGAAATAAATAAAGCTTTGCCTTTGGTCTTGGTCAGTAACGGTCGCAATGCATTCTTCCAACCCTCTTCAAGGTCTGCAATAAATGATGCTTCATCGATGATTAAAATATCACATTCACCACCTCTGAGGGCATCTAAATTCTCCCCACTGAAAAAACTAATGGTGCCACCCGAAATAAATTCGATTGTTAAATCACTCTTATTTGCTTCGTAAATTCCTTGTGGTAATTGGTTTATTATCTCTTTAAAAAAGCGTTTGGCTAATCTATACTGAGGAGTAACATAAGCTATTTGTTTGCCCTGTACTCCTTCAATTATTGATATTGTTTTTGATATTAAAGATTTGCCCCAACGACGACCACAACACATAGTGATGAATCGTGTCGATTTAAATGCATCAAGAACTATTTGTTGGGTTGCATGTGGTTTAGGAAGACGAAGATTAAAGTTATTCATCCTCTCCACCCTCATTTGTGGTTTGTTGACTATCTTCGTCCCATGAAATATTGATGTTTATATCACCCTTAATTTCATTGGTATTCTCATTTTTCGTTGCTGATAATTTAGGTTTTTGATAATTTAATAACGTAGCATATAGTTCCCCCGCTGCTCTCGGATTTAGGTTTTTTATAACATCGTCACCATCCATCATTCGCTTTTCCAGTAGCTCCATAATGACAACAAAAGCTTCTCTTTGTTCTTTGGTTCGCTTGTTTTCCGAGCCTTTCGGCCTGCCTTTTGGATTCTTTACCTCTCCTTTTTTTATACTTGTTTCATTTCTCTTTTTAGGTTGCTTGTTTATCATTTACCATTATTTGCCATTTCTTTTACTGGCATCCTTTCAGCGATAAATATTGGCACGCAACTATATTGCATTTAAAAAAGTATGGACATAAAAAAAGGATAGCTTAATTACTATCCTTTAAATAAAACATATATAATAAAATGAAAATTACTTTTTACCCTTTCTTCTACTTGTTGTTTTTTTTGTATTTTCTATTTTTTTAATTGCTTCTTCAACAACCTCTTTATCAACAACATCGAAAGGATTTACCTCGTTTACTTCTGTTTTTTCGTTCTTGCTTAATCTCGCAAAAACTGGAATTAAATCACCTAAAAAGTTTCTTATACAACCTGCACATGAATCAATTTTCAATGGATATTTCACTGTTGGATAAGCTTCTTTAAGCTTTCCCAATATCACATTCAGTTGCTGTTGAGTGGCAATATTTACTATCAAATCATCACCATCTTTAAAGGTATTTAATACCTTCTCTATTTTTTTAATCTCTTTTAATACTTCTATTTCTTGTTCTGTCATTTTTAACTATTTAATCTCCTTAATATATCTTTGCAGTCTTTTGTTATCTGCTCTAATATCTCATTATACTTTTCTCTATCTGCGTTGTTAAATCGCCCCTTTTTACCTGTACCTTTTTTATTTATATACCTGTAGAATAATTGCCTTTGCTCTTCCGTCATCAAAGCGATAAATACATCAACGTCTATTTTATATTTCTTTTCAAATCCTGTCTCCTGGTCATCTTCAATAATATATTCATCGTCATTTTCGGTTAATTCGCTGTGATTAATTCGTTTAATCTCTTTGTCATATTCAGTGCTGAATCTTTTATTTTTTTCGTAATAGCTTTTTGCGCTTGGATACTTTTCATTAACATCTCGAAATAAATGCCTTTGCGCCATCAGGCAAATTGTTGCTGTAAGCTTCTTTGGGTTGTCAAGCAATTCAGGCCATTTTTCGAGCTTAATTAAATACACTTCTTTGAATAATTCGTTATAAAAATCCCCCATTTCCCTACTGATTTTTTCATCGCTCCATCCCTTTGACTTAAGCCATCCGCTAATGTAATGTACGATAGGATTATGCGAGCTTGAAGACTCTCTACCCATGTAAAGACCTTTATATCTACCTGTTGTATACAATTCTTTTATTGCTTCGTCTTTTCTTTTTAGTAGATTTTTATCAAATTCTTCTTCTTTATTATTGTTCAACTTCTATTATTTCAACTTAATCGGTAAGGCGTTTTTCAACCGCTCCATAATATCGCTCACATACGGAGCTGATAATGTCACAAGCAACCATTTCACTATCGGCAATGGTGCCATGTTAAATGTGCCTATTGCGACACATATCCAAAATGTTAGGCAAAAAATGCATGAAAACGGTTTGCCTAAGCGGTCGAGATAAGACCATAAAGGAATGGATGTAATCATATTTACTACCATCCCGATTATTATGCTATATCCTATTATATCCCACATACTTTTATATTTTAAATAAATTGATAAAAAATTCTTGACCTTTAGGAGTTACTTTTGTTACTGTTGTCATTTTTCTTTTACCTTGATTGTCAAGATATTCGCTGTATTTCAACTCAAATAATCCATCTTCGACAGCATGTTGAAGGGGTTTATTTTTCTTTTCGCCAACACACCCCAAATACCCTAAATCCCGTAACAATTGGAATAATCTATTTTGTCCAATTTCAAAACCTGCTTGTGTAATAAGTGTGGCTAAATGACCGATTAAAATGCTATCTCCAGTCTCAATTACAGCATCAGCAAACGTTACCTTATGGGCTTGTTCTTTCAATTGGTTCGCTTGTTCATTTACCTTCGTGCTTACAGCCTGCAACTGATTATTTGTCTGCTGTAACAATAATTGTTGTTGTTCGATTTGTTCCGCTTGTTGTGATGCAAGTAATAATGCACCGCTTAATGTGGTGGGAATTTGGAATTGATTGTTTACCGCTTGTTGCTCCAATTCTTCCCACCTGTTTATCAATTTCGCTCTTGCAACGTCATTGAATTTCGTAATGATGTATAGGCTCTCTTTTTTCGTTAAGAGGTATTCAGGTCTTTTTTGTCCTTTTCCATCTGTGTATTCAACCAAGGAAAAATTTCCTCCGTTAACTTCAACCCAAGATTTTTCCATTTTTCTAATTGCTTTCATTACGTCGCTGTGTGGCTTACCTGCGTATTCTGCAATCTCTCTGCTACTTAATGTTTGTCCATTTCTGTTTGTATTTACTATTTCCATTATTTGTTATTTACTTCTTTATTTTTTCTCTTCTCTTCAATCCTACCCTCCAATATTTTTATCATTACTTTTAAATGGTGGCATATCTCATACTTTTCTTTTTTCTCCATTACTTTTTGAATATCCTTCATATACTGTAACTTGGTCATCGTTTCTTCGTTATCATCTTCCTTACTATCTCTTATTGCTTTTATCGAGCTTCCTAGATAGATGTTGTTTAGTTGTTGTTGACTTAACACTTTCTTTATTTCCTTCATTGTCAAGTCTCCGTATTCTTTTAATGTCATCTTTGTTTCGTTATTTATTATAAATATTCTTCAATTTTAAATAATTCACTTTTTTATTAAATTTTTCTTAAATTATTTCACAAATCACTGATATTCAGGTAAATTATTTTTCTATTAATATATATTGAAATGAGATTTTTATAAACTCTATTAAAAAAAAGGCACAAAAAAAGGGGCTAATTAAAGCCCCTTGAAAACAAAAATTTATGAAAATAATTAAAACGGAATACACAAATGAACGGCCTATTCCTTAGCCTTTATCGTTGTTATTATCGCTATTATACGCTGCGAAAAAGTCAGTTAATTCACTTAAGTTAACCTTATCAATTTCTTCTTCATCATGAAAGAATGGTGTTTCTTTAAGATTGGTTTTTTGAATTTCTTCTTCAATCACTGTTGAAGGTTGAGCAACCACATGGTTATTACTATTGTTAACTAACTGATTTATTTGCTCTTTTTGTTGTTCGATTTGCATCTGCATAGATGCCACCATATCCTTTAGATTTTCAATTTCTTTTTCTAAATCCATATTATTTTTTTCTAAAATCTTACCTACCTTTTCGATATTAACTACTTCTTTTTCAACCGTTTTTAATTCTCTATTAGCTTTATTCACTGAATATTTGACGATATATTTGTCATTGATATACTTGCTAACGTATGCACCATCCTCTGTGGTAAGAAAGATAGTTGTAACATCCTTTTTATCCATTTTTGAAAATGAAAATGGTTGAACTATAGAATATTTAGTGTAATTATTACCATTGATTCCAATACCACTTTTTTTAATCACACCCTTCTCAATCAATGTATTTATGATTAGTGACATCATTTTATTCAAGGATAGATAACCTTTCATGTGATTAATTGAAAGTTCGTAATAGCTATTATATTGCTTCGTCTTACTATTCCAAGTTCCCTGATTAATGAGGTAAACGATGAATAATATTTTTTTGAAAACTTTTGATTTTTCACTTTCAAAAATCACTTCTAATTCATTATACAATGCTGTTGGAATATCTAACTTAATTGTCTCTTTGTTGTTGTTTTTTGTTGTTGTCATATATATTTATTATTTATTTGCTTTTTTTTGTCATCATATCTTATTTAATTGATAAAGGGGTTAATTACTCCCCCTTATCAGGATATGACAACATTTTATTGTTTAATTATAAATACTGCACTAATAAGCAAGTTTGAAGTATATTTTTAGAATAAAATATAACCAACTGATTATCAATCAATATGCTGCTCCCCTAAAACTAGACATAAATTTAAGGTATGAAATAAATAGATTAAATTAGCAATATTATGTCACGTACACGGAGAACATTTAGTAAAGATT